GGCAAAGTCAAAGGATAGTAAAAATCATTCCTAAACCCATTCAGAATTGATCTAAACTCTCTGTTTACATCTCGTCCAAATATGTGCTTAGAAACACCCAATAATCTCTCGTCTGATACTTTCGTATCAACCGCTAGATTTCTTTTTAATCTCTTATCAGTTTTGATACCACTAGGATGCTTCGCAGTCATGCGAACCAGTACAGCATTTTCCGATAGAGTATTAGTTAGTTTTTTATCCATAATAACCTCCATTATTTTTTAGATAAATTTCTGTTTCGATTCTTTTGAATCCACTTAATAAATTAAGTGCCTATTGCTAGGTCATCAGACGAGATACACATCTCGTGACAGGAATAAAAGGAGGTGCGAAAGAATATTTACCAGTTAAATATTCTTTCAACACCTTCGTGAGATTAGACTTCGAAGTCTTGATGATCTACCTTGAACTCAGAGTAAGTAGCTGTATTTTTCAAATCACTATTAAAAGCGACAGCTTGTCTTACAAAGAAAATAGCAAACTCAACAGTTGGAAACTGTTTTACATATGCTAAAGCATTTTCAAAGTAGTCATAAACCACCTCGTCTTTTGCTTCTTTGATCATAGTAGTCAGAGCAACGCAAAAGGCATAACAAAGACCTGCTTGATCTACGACTTCCACATCTTTACCAGTAACAATGTCTTTCAAATGTGGAAAAACATCATCTTGTAAAGACAAGAAGTTAGTAAATTCAATCGCTTGAATCTCTCCAACATCGCAACCTGCAAGCGTTTGCAGTAGTCCTGTTGGCGGAGTAGTCTTAAGCGAGTCGCTCAGTCTTGTCCATGCTCTAGGCGATGGCTGTGGGGTCGTAACCTTAGAGTCAAAATCGTTTAAAGAATTTGGCTGTAAGTTTATATAACCAGTCACACTAGGATGAACATCATTTTCATATGCCCACTCTAACCAGTCGTTAGTATCATGTTCAAAATCAATCATCGAACACCTTCCAACAACATGACTTGGCAGTTTGTTACTACCTGCTCTATCAGTCGCTCTATTACCTGCACAAATTATTTTCCAACCTTTTGGTAAAACATATTCACCCAGTCTTTTCTCATAGATCAACTGACCCACGATAGCTTGGACACTAGGATGTGCTTGGGCATACTCATCAAAGAATAAAACACCCTCACCACCCATAGGCAGATTGCCTAAGAAGGCTCTCTTTTGTCCGCCATCATCATCTATATATGGTAATCCTCCTAGATCAACTGACTCGTAAAGAGACAGTCTAAAGTCAATAAAGCCAAACTCCTTAGAATTTGGTTTTACTTTATCTATTACTACATTGCGATCATCAGCTAGATCATCAGCAACTTGTCTCACGACAGCCGACTTTCCAACTCCAGTTCCGCCCAGTAGGAATGGTGAATTACCACCCATTAATACAGATTTCATTATCTGTTTTGCAATACTTGGTTTCATATTAACCTCCATCAATATAAATAAGTTGTTAGCTAAATTGCTAACACCATGACACCCTCGAAAGGGTCAGAGCATCTCTGCTTACTGGTTTAATGTTTCGACCTTATCTCAAAGGTCATCCTCAGATGGTTTATCTTATTATTCAATATGCTCTAGGAATAAATCCTAGAAGCTTGTCTACTCTACGCATCTCTTTTTTAAGCTGTATTGTTACAGCTTCTCTTTGCTTCTCAGTCATCTCTTCATGACCCCATCCGCCAAGTTGTTCATCACACCATGCCCATTCCATATCGAACAATCTATCGTAAATAATACCTTGGGCTATTTTTCTTGGGGTGGTTTTGTTTCCATGCCAATCTTTCATAATTAATCCTCCATAGATTAAGTTTCTTGTACCCCAAAATAGGATACTCGTTCAGCCTGTTAATTCAGGGACTTTGGAGAGTCGCAACTGGAAGTTATCGTTTCCGCATCCATGCTTTTGTTTCAACCTATATCGAGGTCTTGTAGCACTTCTACTGGTACGCTTTTTGTTTTAATGCTTCTTGTTATCATCGATGGTAAATCTAGAGACCATCAACCAAGTTCGTATATTAATAATGTGATACTGCTTCTTGGTAGTCGTTAAAATATGTCAAATAGGCAATCCCCTTGTTCGTGTTAGTTAAGTCATTAAATACTAAAAAGAACATCATTGCAAACATCATGCTAAATATTAACCAGTCCATAGTATTCGCTAGCACTATGTGAGCATTACCAAAGCTTTATAAAAGGCGTAACATTTAGATCATGAATGACAAAGAAAAACCCAATCTAAAACTGGTATCGAAAGAGACACCATTAACTATTAAACAGAAGCAATTTGTTGATGAGATCATCAAGGGCAAGTTAGGAAGCTATAAGGAAGCGTACGCCAAGGTATATGACGTTACTTTAACCAAGGCGAACAAAGTCCCCAAGTGGGTGGAAGTAGAAGCTAGCAAGCTTGTCGCTAACCCTAAGATTGCACTAAGCATACAGAGGGCAATAGAGCGTAAGCAGGTTAGTTCAGTTGCTAGTAGCCTTAGGACAAGGAACTATGTCATAGACCAATTATATAGAGAGTCCAAGGAATCAGATTCAGATTCAGCTAGGATTAGAGCGTTGGAGTTACTGGGTAAAAGCGTATCGTTGTTTAGTGATGTAGTAGAGACCAAGGAAGCTAGAACTAGTGACGAAGTAGAAGCGGACATAGAGGAAAGAATTCAAGCTTTGTTAGACGCTCAATAGTCCAAGATCAACCAACCACCAACCAACTATCTAAGAGGGCATTGAGCGTACTCATATGACACGCTATGCGGTGCAATATGTGGATGCACTATATATAGACCCAAACACTACATGTAGTATTCCAGACGAACGCTGCAACCACTACATATAGTGTTTCGATCTCCCACTATAGAGAGAGGGGGCTACCCCCATTCACGCGTGCGGGACTCCTCCTATCATATATACATAGTGATATGCACAGGATATTACTAACTTTTGCAGGGGTACCCCCTATATTGCATTTTGATAGCGTTTTTCATACATATAATATATAATTTTTCTAGGAAAGACCTATGGGTCCCTAGACCCCCCCCATTATTTTATAAAAATGGTTGTCTTTTCTGTGAAGATGTGCAATTATGTTAAAATCTAGCGTGATTTACATCTAGTAGGTACCTACTAGTAGAGTATCTACCTATTGATAGGTACATATTGTTATGAACTTATTAAGTTTTTAATTTTAGGAGGTATTTACTTCCTATCTAGTATAGGAGATGTATGAGTAACCAGATATTAAGCCAAGTACAAAACCTTTCTTTAGAAGAGAAGAAAGAACTATTGGGTTTATTAGATGAACTAGCAGATGCCAAGTCCAGAGAGAAATGTGCGGACAACTATATGGCTTTTGTTGGAGAGGTTTGGAGTGCTTTTATAGAAGGACCTCATCACAAGATCATGGCTGATGCATTTGAAAGGGTAGCAAGGGGTGAATTAAAGCGTTTAATCATCAACATGCCACCTAGACATACCAAATCCGAGTTTGCGTCTTACCTATTACCTGCATGGTTTCTGGGAAGCAGACCTGAAAAGAAAATAATACAGACAGCTCACACCGCAGAATTAGCGGTTGGCTTTGGTAGAAAGGTTAGAAACCTTGTTAATAGTAAAGATTATAAAAAGATATTTCCGAATGTAAGTTTACAGTCGGATTCAAAAGCTGCTGGTCGTTGGAACACGAACAAAGGTGGCGAGTATTTTGCGATTGGTGTAGGCGGAGCGGTTACTGGTAAAGGTGCTGATTTGCTTATCATTGATGACCCTCATTCAGAACAAGAGGGTGCAAGTTCAGATATAAATGTGTTCAATCGTACCTATGAATGGTACACCTCTGGTCCTAGACAGCGTTTACAGCCTAATGGTGCAATCGTTGTGGTTATGACTAGATGGCATAATAAAGATTTAACAGGTCAAGTAGTGGATGCTAGTGTTAAACGAGGCGGAGCTGACCAATGGGAAGTTATAGAACTACCTGCAATCTTACCTTCTGGTAAGCCTTTGTGGGATGCTTTCTGGAAATTAGAAGAGTTAGAAGCTTTG